ATACAGGCTTGTTCAGAGGACTCAGAAATTTGGTACGTTAGACACTGAAGTCTTCGTTCCCACATAACTCAACCACATAATCAACGCATAGGTGATTGTGGCTGTTACACCATATCGCAGTCCACCAACCTGTGTGGCGGCTGTGGAAATGGTAGTACTAAAGGCTTCAGTTATGTTTTGGTACAAGATCATATTGGATCCTGCAATGACTCCATAACAAGTAAACCCATCAGTTAAAGTGAGCGAGGTCTCAGTATTAACAGTCTCAAATTCCATCAAGTTAGATGCGTCACAATTTGTAAATGTATTTAAAAGTAAACTATTGGTTATATCAATAATAACTTTATATACATCTCCTGTGACCCAACCAACTGATTGAGCATTCGCTCCAGTTACATCAACACCCCTGAGTGTGCAATTGAACGCTGTGGTACCTTTAGTAACCGACGTATTGTTAATACCCATTGACGTGCATCTCCATTGGATGCGTGGTATAGGGAATGACAATAAACGTGGTTGTAAGTTCTCCTCAGCAAATTCAACAACATAGTCAAAGATAACATAACCGGGGGAATCGGCGGTCGTTGTTTTTGAAAGTAAATACATGTCTCCATCAGCATACTCCTCAATTCCATCGTGCATACCATAATCAGTTAACTTCCAACCACCAGATATATCAAATCTGGCAGAATGGTTAACCCATTGCGGTCCAAGCACAGTGTTCTTATCAGAGAATACAAATGGCAACAATTGATTTGAAGTTTGATTAAGAAATACCGAAGTACGATCTTTGGAGTAATAGAACATAACATCACCACTTGCAGAAGTGGGAGATGATGTGATGTAATGAGCAACAAAACTCTTAAATCGAAACTTCATGTACATCCGTTGGTAGTTAGCTAAAACACTATCAGCAAAACACGCCGGTGTTAAAGGTGTTCCTCCTACTAGACACCAACCTAAAATCTGTGCAGAAGTTCCAACGGGAGAAAACATAAAGTCTCTTCCGTAAATAACGACATTATTTCCGCTTTTAACGATGCGTTTTGAAGCACCAGTTACAGAATTTCCTATCGCTACTGGAGCGGTTGTTATCGTTGAGAGGGCACCAAAATTAGCACCTTTGGGTTTTCCCAACTTATTCTTATTCTTTTTAGCTTTGGCTTTAGGAGGAGGATTCACATTTTTCTGTGAATCCTCCGAATTCATGCGAGATAACTCGCTTGTCCTTTGAGCCGCTGCTTGCTTCTTAGCCTTTGTTTTTGCCATATTTTCGCTTTCTTTTGCGCCACCTCCTCCTACCCAAGGAGTCATTTGAATGGTATGGGTCGTACAACACAAGGGTATTACCAGAACCAGTGGAATCTTTAGTTCCAACGTTAGGAATACCACCCTGACTAGGTGCAACTGCCGTTCGACCCGCAGTATTCACATCCGGCCTCCCATGATAAATGGGTGGCTGCGATATTACTATAGCTGCGTTTCCTTTCCTATTCAAATAACTACCTTTAACCGGGTCGGTACTGTAAAGGGTTACAATATCTTTCATGTATTTATCGTGATTGAACATATAATCATTCAACGTAAACATGTTAGAAAGCGCGCCCTTTAGAGCACCTAACGGTCCGTATGTAAGGGCGCCACTGATAATATTGCTACCAGACCTAAGTAATTGGTTTCCGTACTCCGCGGCATTTCCTGCCAAGGTTCCAGAAATTCCCAATCCTTTGGTATGGTTCTTGTAATATTCATCAGCAGCCATACGATGGCCTAAATCCTCATAATGCGCATAGGCCGTGTCGTGTAACCGACTCTGCGCATCGAGTTCAGACGTCGGTGGAGTTTCTCCAAACTCCACGGACGTCTGCCACGCTCCGTCGCTTCTATAGGGACCGGTGTAGTTTGGCAACATTTTGCGCCAACCCACACTCCAATCCCGATAAGCTCGACTGCAGTTGCTCCATTTCAGGAATCAACGACAGTGGATAAATCTCTTCTCCAAATTTCGTATGCATGGTGGTGTAAAGGTCTTGAAAGAACTGAAAATGATCTTTAGACCAAACCCACTCACGCATTAGACTACTAAGTGAAGAAGCAACCTCACCACCAGACACACGTCTGAGGTGTTCGATGTGCTTAGTAAACCTTACAGGTACTGCAGCAACATGCTGTTTTGTTGGTTTGATTATACAACTACAAAACTCGAAACCATCACTCCATTCTCGTTCATTAATCTCAAGATTAATCCCGAGGGAGTCACTAGTTTTGGTGTACTTATCAATACTAACTCCCTGTATGGCATCCTGTACCACATCATCACCTTTAATACAGATGTGCATCTTTTCCACCTCATTAAAAGGAACCTTTAACAAATTACACACTTCTAAATGGTGCACTAGTTGACTAACTGTATTGCAGTGTAGTGTGCAAAACCAGCCACTTTTCATAATGCCAGGGTATAATGGTTTAAACATCGTACCATCAGAGCATACGTAAGCGGCTTCGGCTACTTCCTTACAAGCTTTATCAACTTCGTGCTTCCATTTTTGAAATTCTGTGTCAGTCATATCAGGACTTTTAATGGCTGAACGTTTAACAATTTCAGCGAAATAATTATAATGTTTACCAAACATATTAAAATCCCAATTAGTCTTATCAGTTTCCCATAGCTTATTGCCTCCATCGAACTGGTGGTATATATGCTTATTGGAACCGGGTACTAATGGGTTATAAACATGTTTGATAGGACTATCCAACCATCTATCGTTATAAGCCTTGCTAAAAGACTCAAAGATTGCCACATGCTTAATAAGCTTGTGTATGGAAAACCCCGCAATTATGCGTAGTAATCCTGCATCAAGTTTCTTTTGCTTATGTGGTTCACCTTTGTTAAACAATCGGCAGACCATTGGTTTATCCCATTCATCTCGTACTATGGAAATCAATCCTTCGACCCCATAATGTTTAATAACTAGTTCATTTAAATGCATATTTTGTGAAACATAAGGATATCCAGCGGATTTGTTATCGCCAATATAAGACGAATTAACAATTCTACGCAAGTTATCATCAGTATTCCAATCTGCATTTACTATGAATCTAGTTTTAACCAATTTGAGATATTGATTTACAATTCCTGGATCAATAGCATTAACCTTATCAACGCCTAATTTACG